GTACGGTAATAAGTTTAAAAGTGAGAAGAAACCATTTAATCAATCAAGCGGTAGCAAATATACACGCGACGATTCAGCCATACAGAGCCAGTGGGCCATAGGCCAATCAGTCCAACTAGCTATTGCTGGCGGTAAACCAGACTTAGAGACTATAGAAGCCGAAGCCAAGAAACTATTTGCCATGATTGAGCGGGTGAAGACCGGCCAAGCCACCAAAGAAGAAGCCAACCAAGAAGCCATAGCCGCCATAATCGAAGACAAGATAGATGAACCATTTAACCTAGACGACTTACCTCCAGGATTCTAATATGAGCAAACTATTATTTCCAGCACAACTAATCAAAGTAGAATCCCGTACCGACAGAACCTACAAGCTTACCTTCAATACTAGGGAGCTTAAAGGAGCCGACGCATCACTCCTTCTGAACGAGATAATGAACGAAGGCTGGTTAGTCTATTCCAGTACCTCCGACATTGAAGATGCTGACATACCAACCGAAAAAGCCGACCCAGGGCTAGGCACTAAAACACCAAGTGCTAGACTAAGGGGAAGATTATTCGTGTATTATACAGAGGTGGTAAAGGGTGACAAAAACCAATTTAGCATCTGGTATGATGCCGAACTAGAAAAAATAGGGAGCAAGTATCTAGAGAGGGTTAATGAATAAAAGCTGTTGCATAAAGGATTGCTATAATAACGTAGAGTGTAGGAGTATGTGTAACACACACTACACAAGGTTGAGGTTGCATGGAGACCCAATGTATGTCAGTAGCAAGCACCACGGGAGGTCAAAAACCCCTGAATATTTAGCGTGGTGCAACATGAGGCAACGATGCGAGAATGCCAATAAACCAGAATATATACATTATGGCGGGCGTGGCATAACAGTTTGTAATGAATGGCAACAGTTTGAAAATTTTTACAACGACATGGGCGACAGGCCAAGTACCACGCACTCTTTGGACAGGATAAATGTAAACGGTAATTACGAACCGGGAAATTGCCGCTGGACGACTAAAAGTGTTCAACAAAAGAACGTAAGAGCCAGGGGTAAGAGTGGACACAAGAACGTCTACAAGAACACGAACAGTAGTACATACATGGTAAGGTCTGCCGACGAGTATCACGGCACATTTAAGTCACGAGAAGCCGCAGTTGAGTACGCGAAATTAAATCTAAACTAGAATAGAAAGGGGCATGGGGGTATGCCAGTACGTAGATTCAAGGGGGCCAAGGCAAAAGCCGACACGTTATTCAGTCAGATAATACGCTCTATAGGTGAGTGCGAAAACTGCTACAAAATCGAACACCTACAATGTGCACACATAATATCAAGACGCTATTCAAACACCAGAACAGATCTTCGCAATGCGTTTTGCCTATGCGCTGGCTGTCATAGACGCTATACCGACCACCCAAGAGAGTTCAGTAGATTTATTACTAGAACCTGGGCGCAAGAGTACTACGACCACATCTATAGAAAAAGCCAAGAGGTAGGAAAAATAGACTGGGATGACGAGGTCTTTAGACTAAAGCAAATAAAGAGCTGGCTAGACAATAACGAAATGACACTTGATATATTACGAGAGCAAGAAGTATAAAACGTAAGCGGAGTATGGTATAATATATATGAAACAGTCTCTTAATCACTGGCTTAATAAGAGTCGTGACCATCACCAAGAGATAGTTTTTGGCGACAGACTTGGTTGGTTATTCCTACTACTAGTCGCCCTAGGAGCATACTTATGGTACCGGTAAAAGAAACAATTAGTAACAGCGAAGAAATATCAGACATACTGACAGACAAAGCTTTTAAAGAGCTCAAGATAGGTCAGATACTTATGTTTAGTTTTGAAGGTTCACGAAACGACTACAAGATCACCAAGATTAACCGCAAAGCTAAACGCTGTTGGGCTAAGAAGGTAACTACTTACTCAACTGATGATGTCAACATAGATGATAAAGATGGTAGTAAGCAAACTGTTAGTGAGAACATAAATGGCTAAACGAGAAGAAGACGGACTCAATCCTCAACAAGAACTATTCTGTCAATTGTACGCTAGCTCCGAAGAGTTCTTTGCTCATGGTACTAATGCTTATATAGAGGCGTACAATATAGATACTAGTAAACCAAACTATTACAAGGTAGCCCAGGCAGCGTCTAGTCGTCTGTTATCAAATGTTATTATCTTAAAAAGAATCAATGAACTACTAGAATTAAGAGGCCTTAACGATACATTTGTAGACAAACAACTAGAGTTTCTAATCACCCAAAATGCAGATTTAGGAACCAAAGTAGCTTCAATTAGAGAATACAATAAACTAAGAAGCCGAATCATTAACAAGACAGAAATAACCTTACCAACTCCAATATTAGGTGGAATAACCAATGAAGTTCGTACCGACGACAGCAGTAACGAAACTACTCAATCTTAAGAATAGAATCAAAGGAATAGCTGGAGGCACATCAGCCAGTAAAACAATATCAATCTTACAGATACTTATAGACAAAGCTCAATCAGATAGAACACCAACTTTAACATCAATAACTAGTGAATCAATGCCACACCTTAAACGTGGAGCCATGAGAGACTTTCTAAACATAATGGAAGGTCATGGGTATTTTAAAGAGAGTCAATGGAACCGTAGCGACTTTGTATATACTTTTGAAACGGGTAGCAAGATAGAGTTCTTTTCATTAGACATGCCTCACAAGGTAAGAGGTCCACGACGTGATAGGTTATTTATCAACGAAGCAAACAATATACCCAAGGAAACCTACGATCAATTAGAGGTTAGAACCAACAATGAGATATGGCTAGACTGGAACCCCACCAACGAGTTCTGGTTCTATACTGGGGTTAAAGACTCACCTAATGTAGACTTTCTGATTCTGACCTATAAAGACAACGAGGGACTACCACAATCAATCGTTCAATCAATTGAATCAAGACGTGATAATAAACAATGGTGGCGGGTTTATGGAGAGGGACTACTTGGTGAAGTCGAGGGTAAGGTCTATAAAGGTTGGAAGATAATTGATGATATACCCCATGAAGCTAGACTTGAACGTTATGGACTGGACTTTGGCTACTCAAATGACCCAGCAGCTATCGTGGCTGTTTATTACTACAACGGTGGCTATATCTTTGACGAGATTACCTACCAAACAGGATTGAGCAACAAACGTCTTGCAGATGTTCTAAAGAATATTGATAGTGCTTTAGTTATAGCTGACTCAGCTGAACCTAAAAGTATTGACGAAATTAAAGAATACGGTGTATCAGTCCTACCAGCTAATAAAGGTCAAGGTTCAATTAACCAAGGGATACTTTACTTGCAGGACCAAAAGATTAGTATAACCAAGAATAGTATTAACTTAATCAAAGAATATCGTAATTATATGTGGAAGTTCGATAAAGATGGAATACAATTAACAGTACCAGAAAGTGGTAATGACCATGCACTAGATGCAGTGAGATATGCAATGGAGAGTCTAAGACCCAAAAAAGAAATAGACATACCAAAATATGTGCCAACCAATTTTATGTTCCAATAGGAGATGTATGAATAAGGCTAAACACCACGGATTGAGCAACACAAAAACATATATATCTTGGAATGCAATGAGACTGAGATGTTTTAAAAAGTACAAACACAATCAATACAAAAATTACGGTGGTCGAGGTATTAAGCCCTGTAATGGTATTCGCTTATCATTTGTTAATTTTTATAATGTTATGGGAGAGCGTCCAACGAACAAGAGCTTGGACAGAATTGATAATAATAAAGGATATACCTGCGGCCAATGTAAAGACTGCATAAAGAACGAATCTGAACTAAACATGAAATGGTCAACCAGGAAAGAACAGAACTCTAACAAGAATATGTATAGCGTTAATAAAACTGGCTACACGGGGGTTTACAAACAAGGAAATAAATACTACGCAGCTATCAGAAAAGATAAAATATTGCATTATCTTGGTACATATTTAACATCAGCAGACGCTGGCAGGGCGGTTCACGGTTTTATAAAAGGGGGGATGATGTGAGTGAATTTCTATTTGGTAAAATAATTAAACACGAGTCGTACTTTGATGGTAGACTTAAAACCAGTAAGACAGAATACTCAGTACCGATATTGATTACTGATAAGAACGAAGCTATGACCGAGATAATTAAATGCCTTGAATTGATAGCAACGGGGCAAACGTATAACATCACGATTAACATTAAGGCTGACCCGAAATCACACCAGCTAAAACTTTTAACAAAAAACTATATTATTGAGTGAATATGATATAATATACCAATAGCAGCATACCTCGTTGTAGATTGTTCATAAGGAACTACAATGAGCGTATACATCGAAAAAGAAGATCTTCAGAAAACCTATAATGAAGCAGAGCGAGTAGCCAAAGACTGGTTTACTCCCTTTGATGAATATGAACGATTAGCTGGTAACAAGTTAAGCAAGAGCTTAGCTAAGAATATGCCACGAGTTAATGATGGCAGCCTCGCAGCGTCATTACTCGAAACTCCAATGCAAGTCTTCCCTAGTATGCAGACGGGTAAGTTTGTTAGTCAGAACCGTAAAGAAGCTTGGCTTAATGAGCTTGCTAATATTATCTTTAAAACCAAGATATTACCAAACGCTAATACCCAAGCATCGTGGTTTGATAAGGAGATTATTGCACTATATCGAGCCTTAAAGTATGGTGCACAACCTCGTTATAACTTCTACATTAGCACTGATAACTACACTGGTTCTGACTGGAGTCTTCCCTACATTAGAAATGTAAAACTAGAACCAGGTAAGTTCTCAGTTGATGACTGTGACTACGTTTTTTTGGATGTTTACTTCACGAAGCTTCAACTCAAGAAGATTATCGAAGACAACAAAAAGAATAAAGAATCAGGTTGGAACCTTAAAGCTGTTCAGAAGTTAGTTGATGCGTCTATGACCACCAAGGAAATAGAAGAGCAAAATATTAATGAACGCGAGAAGAAGATAAACGCCAGTGGTATTAAGACAACTATTTGTTTTAATCGTGGCTTTGGTTCACCATTTTATATGTTTAGTAAACACCTTGAAGCTGGTGAGTGTATGCGTGAATGGAAGAATGAAGACCCAACGGGTGACCTTCCTATTACAATGCAATACTGTTATGAGACACTGGAATCACCGTATGGCATCGGACGAGCAGAACTAGCGGGACCGACCCAGAATGTGCTAGATTATATGACCCAAGCTCATGTCTTGGCAACCCAGATAGGACTTCAACCACCGAAGAAACTAAAGGGTCCAACTGATACAGCTAACCTTAACTCTCTAACCTTCACCCCAGATGCGTTATGGCAACTCGGCCAAGCAGATATAGACGTCGTTCAAACAACTTCTAGTGTTTATACCCAGTTTCCAGCTAACTTTGGTTTATATAAAAGTCAGTTACAAACGCTTCAGGGTAGAACAGATGGCTCAGTCTCTAGTGAAAGTGGTAACCCGAACTTCTCTAAGACACAAGCTGGCGTCAAGATGCAGCAAGAACGAACCAATTCCCAGGATAACTATCTGAGAAATAAAGCTGATGACGCTTCAGCTAAGATGGTTACTAAAATGATGAACGTCCATATGGCAAAGATGCAGGGTGCAGACATCTTAGACGTTGCCGAAGAAGATGTTGAACGACTTCGTAAGGCTGGTTACTTCGATGATAATCCAGATACTCCAGAACCGAGTGAAGGCGAGTTAGAGATTATGTACGAAGAGCTAAAAGATACATTTACCTTCGAATATGACCCACGACCTGAAGCCGATGAAGAAGAGAAGAATCGTTGGCTAGAACTGATTGATATTGCTACAAGTAACCCCAATGTTTTGCCAGCCGTTGAACAGAGTGGTTATCGGTTTAATATCGGCGAAGCTTTTAAAAAGGTAATTTCTGCAAGTGGTGCCGACGAGTGGGAGAAAGTATTAGTCCAAATTGACCCAGAAGAACTATTGAACAGCGACCAAGAACAACTCGGTCCAGACGGCTTGCCAATTCAACCAGAAGGTATACAAACCCAACCAGGAGTGGAAAACGCGCCCCAGGTACCCCAGAATCAACCAGAAGATGAACTAACAGTTACGATGCAGGAGTATGGCGTTCCAGAAGATGTTGCCACCGCGATTATAGCCGCACGACGCCAAGGCTTTAATGAGGAGGAGATATTAAATTATCTCCAAGGAGCTAACAATGGATGATAGTGCCATAAAAACCGACAAGACCAAGTGGCTGTCTAAGCAACCAGGCTACCAGTACCCACATCATTGGATGTATAGAAACTACGGTAAAGCCAGTAAGTGCGAATTAGCTAATAAAACCTGTAGTGGTAAAAGTAACCGCTATCATTGGTCGAACATAACTGGTCTGTACAAAAAAGAACGTTCAGACTGGCGTCAGTTGTGTGCTTCATGTCATATGAAGGTAGATTACACGGAGCATCAAAGAATGGTGAACAGGATATTAAAAACAGGAAATAAGTACGCAAGAAGACAGCCGGTGACAGCGTTTAGTAAAACGGGAGAACATGTTGCTAGCTTTGAATCGATAGCAGACGCCTCTAGGGAGTTTGGCATATTAATAACATCAATTTCTAATTGCATAAATGGTTATTCAAAGTCAGCGGGAGGTTACAAATGGCAAATGTAAGCGATGATAGCGCGCTCTATACTGGTTTAGATGAAATTCCGAAAGGAACATTTGGCAATGAGGTCAAAGATGAGATTACCGAGAGACTTCTACAAGAAGAGCGCAAGAAGATTAAAGAGCTAACCCCAAAGCTTGGTGAACTACTAGCAGCTATTGACGAAGAGATAAAACTAGTCATGAGTATTGATAGGTTCTTAACTGCTACTACCCAAGCTGAATCAGACATTAGAGCCGAACTACAAGCCGCTGCACTCTACAAGAACTACCTACAAGCCCTAAAGACCAAGTTTAGCCTAGCATTAGCGGAGACAAAACGATGACTGAAGAATTACAGCCAGAACACACCACTGATTTAGATGCCTTGCCTGTTACTAAAAAACTAATAGAGGTACACCAAGAGGGTAATTATTTAGTAGGACTGACCGAGTTAGGCGTACGTTTCAGGCAACGCATACCAGTTAATAAGATACTAACCAAGGAAGGAGATGACTTTAGATTGAAAGACAGAGTAGTTGCGTAGGGTGGCCATATAAAGCCCACAAAGGCCATCCTACGGAGCTCCCCTGTTCCCGGGTCACTCACGCTACGAGTAGAGGTTCGCCACCTAATAGGTAGACAATTAAACAAAGGGAGAATCAATGGACGAACAGTCACAACCAGACCCACTATTAACAACGTTAACAGATGACATTTCAACGGAGGTTGAAACTCCAGAAGAGCAATCAACTGAAGAAGAACCTCAAGACGAAGTAGTCGAAGAAACAACCGAAGATAGTGAAGCTGAGACCGAGGCAGAGGTTGAGCAACCAGCGGACGAGGAGTCAGAAGACAAGCAAGAAGAATCTGACCAACCCGACCCAAAGGAAGAAGCTCGAAGACGCTACGAGGAACGGCAGCGAGTCATTCAAGAACGACGTGACCGTATTGCTGAGCAGAACAAGGAGTACCTTGCAGACAGCGCAGACGAATACGATAAACGTTTGAGACAAGTTGAAGTACAAGAGTATTCCCGAGTCATTGAGAATAACGAAAACTTACTTATCTCAGAGTTCGAGAGAGCCAAAGCTAATCCTGACCTGCAGATCTTTAATCCCGATAACAAAGAGATGTTCAACGAACGTGCATATAACAAAGCGATGAGAGACTATAACGCTGGTTATATCCAATATGATGAATATCAAAATATGGTACAGATTAAAGGTTCGCTATTTGAACATTTAAAAGAGACGGCAGATTTACTCGAAGGAGCTGTTAAATCTGGAGCTGTTAAACAGGTGCGTGCTTCACGTCAAATGAAAAACGTTGCTGACCAAAAGCCAGCTGCACCACCCAAGGAAACAAAAACAGATACAATCCTCAGTATTCTAGCGTCTGACTAACAAGGAAGTAAGGTTTATGTACAGAGCTATCTATGCACAAGATTACGACCCCACCTGGCTTTTCAAAAAAGTAAAGCAAACGGCTGGTTGTTGGTTTTGGCAAGGTAGTAAGTACCAGAACGGGTACGGTAAATACGGAAGTAGGGGCATAATGGCTCACCGTATATTTTACACTCTATTCAAGGGTGAAGTACCTACTGACATGGCTTTAGACCATTTGTGTAGGGAGCGCACATGCGTTAACCCCGAACACCTAGAAATCGTTACAATGGTAGAAAATGTTATGCGCGGAGAAAGCACTCATGCCAAGAACGCACGAAAGACCCACTGTAAAAAAGGCCATGAACTAACTGGGGCTAATCTATACATACACCCAACCAGGGGACATAGACAATGCAGAACCTGCAGGACACTAACCTCTAACAACTTCCATAAGAAAGAAGGAAAATAAATTGGCGCAAAACTACGCTTCTGCACATTTAAACGCCGTAGACGAGCGTGTATACCTTGAATCACTAACAATGGGCGCATTTGATTCAAAGAGTATTCGTCTAGACTTTAATGGTCGCAATTCTGTAACTATCTACAACGTAAATACCGTTGCAGAAAACGACTACATACGTACAGGTCTTAGCCGATTTGGTGCTCTTGTTGAACTTGGTACAGGTACACAAACCTTGACACTTTCACAAGATAAATCATTTAGCTTCTCAATCGACCGTGGTAACTACGAAGATTCAATGATGGTAACTGAGGCTGCTAAAGCTATTAAGCGACAAGTTCGTGAAGTATCAGTCCCTGCAACTGACGTATATAACTTGGGTATTGCAACTGCTTACGCAATTGCTAACTCTCAGGGCGTTGTAGCAGGAACTGCTGTAGCTTACAACACTGTTTACAGTCTTATCTTGGCTCAGCAAGCAGCTTTGACTGAACTTAAGTACTCTAAGCAGGGTCGAACACTATGGATTACTCCTACTGTTCTTAACCTGCTTAAGCGTGACCCAGAGTTTAAAGCAGACTGTGATACTAGCTATGCAGACAACAAAAAGGGTATCGTTGGACAAGTTGATGGTTTAACAATTGTTGAGGTTCCAGCTTCAATGCTTGTAACGAACTTCCAGTTCATGATTACTGCTAAGGAAACACTAGTTGCTGTTAACAAGTTTGATATGGTTCGCACCATCGATAACGATAAAGATGTTGACGGTTGGATTTGCCAAGGTCGTCGTTACCACGACTGCTTTGTGTTAGGTCAAAAAGCTACTGGTATTCGTGTTTACACCAAGAGCTAATAAGTAAATAAAGGAGAAACTATGCGAGAAACAAACGAAAACAATACTCAGTCCCAAGATGGCTGGTATGAACACAAAGAAACTGGGGCAATCGTCCATTTACAGGATGACCCAGATTACGGAGTACCTCTTACTAATTCATTCATAAAGGCTGGTTATGTTTTCGTGGGTGACGAAGACCCTCGTAAAGTCTCCGAAGAAGAAGTAGAGACAACGTCTCAAGTAAAAACTAATAAGAAGAGGAAATAGATATGGCAAACCCAGCAGATTCAACAGCAGCGAACCTTCCAGATGGACGACGCTACGTTAATGTGACTGAAAACAAGACCCTAGCTATTACTGACCAAGGACTTGTACAGAACGTCGTTACTGACGGTGTTACGGTTACACTTCCAGCGACAGTAGTAGGCTATGCTTTTACAATCCGTAACGGTGGAGACAACCCAACAGGAACTCCATCAGGAGCAGTCTCAGATGGTTCAGCACTTGTAACAGTTCTACCAAACGCATCAGACTTGATTGCGGGTAACGGTTACACGGCTAGTGACGCAGACTCAATTAACAACACAAAAGCTACCTCAAGGGTTGGTGATGAAATCAGTCTTGTCGGTAACGGCACAACTGGTTGGAATATTACTGGTCTACAAGGTACTTGGGCACAAATAGCTATCTAATTAGCTTAACTGGGAGCTCAGCCATGATTACAGGGCCAAAGGCATGACTGTAACGGCGATACAGCTCCCAAACCTTAATAACCTAATTATTCTTTACCCAACTAGACGTTTTACCTAAGTGGGCTAAGAATGAGGAGAACAATATGGCACAATCTCTAACAAGAGGCCAATATGATGAAATTACCGCGATTGGTGGTTTATCCGCAAAGAAAACTATGACATTTGCAGGTGGTACGACCAATGACCCAGGTGACCACGATGGTACAGGAGACCCAGCTACTTTATTTACAGTCACTGGTGGTCTTGTAGCGGTTAAGTTATATGCTCGTGTTGTTACGGCATTAGCTGGCGCAAGCGCTACTATAGAAGTTGGTACAACAGTGAGCACAGCATCGCTAATAGCTCAAACAACTGCAACTAACCTTGCCGTTAACGAAGTCTGGAATGATGCATCACCAGATACAGCCGCCGAGGCTGACTCAACTATGAAAATAATCTCACAAAGCATTATTCAAACTGTTGGTACAGCCAACATTACTAGCGGTGTAATTGAGTACGTAGCTATCTGGAAGCCAATAACCGAAGGAGCTACACTCGTAGCAGCATAATGGATAAGAGAGCATCACTCCGCCGGTTCTATACAGACCAGGACAACCAAAAGAAGTCCGACTCCCAGCATGAACTTCAACTAAAGAAGTTGGATGCTGTTAGTACTGATATAGTCTCAGCGATTGGTGTTCTCATCCGTTTCTTGGATGGTAAGACCTCTAAAACAGAGGTTGTTAATCAGCTTAAAAGTATCTCTACACCTGATGTTGATAAAGTCGTTACGGCTGTATCGAAGTTAGATAAAGACATACTTGCTAATAAGTTAGATCTTCAACCACTTGTTAAAGAACTCCAACAGATTAAGCGTGAAATGAGCTTAGTTCCAAAGACTCTACCAAAGCTTGAACAAAAAGATTCGTTTAAAGTATCCAACTTAGACGAAGTTAGTTTAGACACAAAAGACCTTGAGAAAGCTATTAAGAATCTTAAACTAGACCCGAAGATTGAAGTTAAACCAGCTGACGTACATACAGCGCCTGTAGACCTTAAACCACTTAAAGATGGACTACTTGATGTTTTAAAGGCAATTAAGGCTCAGAAGTACCCAGAATTCCCCACAATTGAACCGACAGACCTTACTAAGCTAGAAAAAGAATCCAAGAAACATACTAAGCTTTTAACTGAAATTAAAGATAAACCAGTCGGTGCTGGTGG